TATTGCCCCTTGCACAGTAGTAGCAGTAAGTTTACTTGTAGCATTATTATAACTTGTTTTCTCTGCTGTTGTTTCTATACTATCTACACTAGTTTTTACCTCATTTAATGCACTAACTATATTTGTTTTATCTGTTGTATTAAGTTGTGTTGTGTCCCCTATTTTGTTGCTTAACTCTGTTTTAGCAGTTTCTATGTTGCTTGTTAATTCTGTTTTAGTTGTATCAATTTTAGTATTAATAGTACCTATTTTAGTTTCCAATTCTTGTATATCTTTTAATGTAGCAAAGATTATAGTTGGGTCAATTTTAAGTTCTATATTATTTACATTAGATACAATAAGCACAGTTTTAACCTTCATGTCTACCACTGCACCTTGTTCTATAGAAGGTTTATAACACTCTTTGTATTTAGAAATGGCAATTAAATTATTTTCATCATCTAAATATCCTATTTCTCTTATCATAAATCCGCCTACACTTGATGGTATTAAACTCTCTAATATTATACAATTTGGTGCAGTTTCATCTGTAGTTGTATTTCCGATATTGCCTTCCCATACCACATTTTTGAGAGCTGTCTGACTCTCAGTTGGAGTATATTCACTCCCTCCTCCATCACCAAGTTGAATTTTTACAAATCCCACTTTATTACCTGTGACACTTGCATTTGCTATCTTTGCTTTTCCTACATCTGTAATTATAGTGTAATAACTTTTATCTATAGCCAATATATCACCTCCTAAAATATTGTTATCTCTTGGTATCCAACTCCATTGCCAGTTAATACATCAATTTCTCCATAAGTTTCTATATCTGGTGGACTCCAAGGGTATATAGTTATTTCTTGACCCATTAAGGTTGTTATACCAAAATTCATATAATTGTCTTTGCTTATAAGCACTCTAGTGTAATCTAAAGTCATATTACATGGCTTAATATTACTTACAAAAGAATGAACTTCCTCAAACCAATCTTGATTTCTAGCATCACTTTCAAGATGTATATTATAAGTAGCATTATTAATAGTTAATTCATAATTGCCTTCTCCAACTATACTATCTAGCCAGTTCCTTAAAAATCTCTCTGAGTAAGGTAGTTTACTTATATATTTACTAAAAATCCTAAACCTTCTATCTTCTAAACTCTCATTACTTTTAGGAGTTATAGACATTATCTTTTCCCATCTTTTTATACCACTTGGAGTTAAATCCTCTAAAAACTGGTCACTTGATAGGTCATTTAATTTTTCATGTAGTGTTTTTATTTCTTTGTTTTCTACATTAAATACTTTTATATATTCTTCTTTATCTTGTAGAATTTGTGGTAAGTAATTTATTAGATTAATCTCTTTATCCAACTACCTCACCTCTCACTACTATACTGTTACTATCTATTGTTAGATTAGATTTAACATCATTTATCATTGTGTTTGTAATATCTAACACTCCATCTATACTAAGTAATCTAGTTTCAATTTGAGATATACGGACTATTAAGTTTTCTTCATCTTCCCAACTCATATTAAGTTCATTTAAATAGTCATCAACTGCTTCTTCTGCAATTGTTTTTATATTCTCCCAAGTGTAACCACTCTTGTATGTTATTTCTGCTGATATATTTATAGTTGTACTTGTAACTCCTTCAACTGTGACTCGGTGTCCAATTGGTGCTAGTCCAAGACCTTCTCCTTGATTTTGTATAGGGTCAATTTCTTCTTGAACTAAATTAATTAAATCAGTGCTTGGTACTTTGAAATTAGAATTAATTATTACTAACTTAACAGTCCCTCCTCCATCCCAAGTTGGATAAACTTTAACTCCTCCAACATCTTGTATTTTGTTAACTTCATCCCTATAGTTTTGTATATTGCCACCAAAACTCTGTGAATTTAGGCTATCATAATATCTTTGTCTTAAACTATCTTCACTTTCTTCATCTTCTCCATTAATTAGTATTTCAGTTAACTCAGCAGTTTCTAATTTGTCTACATATTCAATTGGAATCAACTGACCAAGTTCAAATACAGGTCCAGTAGTTTCACATTTCATTTTATATGTTTTTTCAGATATTCTCTCAATTGCCACATAATTGTATTCTCCTAAGTTGAATCTTGAATCAATAGGAATATCTATATTAAAAACTCCTTTTGCAATTGTATTGGTTGCAGGTAAAGGTGTAATACCTCTCTCTTTACATCTCTTCTCTAAATAATAATAACTAGCAGTATCTACGAATGTTTGGTCTAGTAATTCATCCATAGCAATATATGTTTCTGTAAGCTCCACTGCAACTGGTGCCAAGGCATTGTATATTATAGAACCTTCTCTCTTATCAAGTGTGTTAGGTACACTATCTAACATTCTTTTAATTATATTTTCAAATGTCATTAACTCAAACAATTATACACTCACCACCTTCTCTGCTTTTATATTTCCATATTTTGTATGAACTGAAAATCTACATTGTACTTTACCCTTTATATTTTGAAACTCAAAATTATCTATATTTTCAATCCTATCATCTTGAATTAGTGCTTCTGTTATCCTTCTTTCAAGTTCGGGTATTACATATGAAATAGGTTCTCCAATAAGGTCGTTCAACTCGACTCCATAATTCCAACTATATATTAGATGTTGGTATCTCTCTGTGTTTAAAATTAAAAAGATGGTTTGTTTTAATGCTTCTACATCATCACAAATACCATCTACTCTATTTTTCTCTATATTCAATTTAAACGTCTTACTCGGTTCTTGTCTAACATCAAAATTAATTATCGATACATCTTCAATGTCATAATCTAAATTATCGCTTGGTAACACCTTATCACATCCTATCTAAAATCAAATATTGCTGTCCTCCTTGCATACGAATTAAGACTAATTTATCTCCTATTTTTTTATCTGTATATCTTTTAAATGTATCTGTTTGTATTAGAAAAATTTCACCAATAGATAGTTTTTGTTCTATCTTAACTCTTAGAGGACTAATACTTTCTATTGTTCCAAATACAACCCTCATTGGGTTGCTTGTTTCTACTGCATCCATTGCAGCTTTTTTTATTATCTGTAATAAATCTTGGCTCATATTGCCACCTCACTTATATAAATCTTCTCACATGTGTGTATGCTTTTCCTTTTCTATAAGAATTAACAGACTCTATTTTTACTACATCACCAGTTTGTGGCGAATGAATTATTTGATTGTTTCCAATATACATTACAACATGATTACTACTTCCTCCACCAACTCTACATAATAAGTCTCCTGCTTTCCACTTGCTTCTATCTTTTAAATCTACTGCACTACCTGCCTTACTTTGCGTTGCAACAGTCCTAGGAATTTTTATACCTATTTGTTTATAACACCATTGAGTGAATCCAGAACAATCAAAAGTATTAGGACCTTCTGCTCCATACACATAATTACAACCCAGTTTACTTTTTGCTATACTAATTAATTTATCTTCTTTAGAATTGTTATTTGTATTACTTTGGTTATTACCTTCAACTTTATATGTTTGTTCTTCATCTCCACCTATAATTATATAGCCATTCTTTCTACCAAATTTTTTACATTCACTAGCATTAGCTAATAGTATATCTATATGATATGTTCCGTTTGTTTCAACATATATTCTTCCTCCATTATCTTTAACTGTATATACTTTGTTGTCATAGGCAGTACCAGGAAGTATAATTTTTACTTTATCTCCATATTCAAAAACTGGATGTTTCTTTAGAAAATCATCAGTATACCAAGTTTTCTTAACTCCTTCTCGATTCATTGGACCAGCAACAGTTCTTGATTTTACATCAAGTGGCTTTCCATTGCAATCTGTTTTTCCGCCTTCCATTGCATTGTTCCCTGGATAATATGCAGTAAATATAGCAGGAACTTTTTTACCTGTATTTTTTTTCGTAATACTTTGTGCAGGACCATTTTTCTTTTCATCTTTATTATTAGTATTTCCACTACTATATGAGCTTGAAGAATAAGAAGCAAATTCATCTCCATCAACAAGAGTCAAATCCATAAAGTGCGAATTATTTTCAAATGTGTGCTTTACTTTCTCAACTAACATATAATTTTGTAAATCAATATCTCCTAAATCTAAAAAAACAGGTACTAAACAACCTGCTCTCACTCTAATATCACCAAGTACATTTTTTAAACTTAATGACTTAGTTTTCTTATTATATAGTTTTAGAAGTATATCACACTTTTGTTTTATCTCTGCTTCACTCATGTTTTTGTCTACTGTATCAAACATTTGAAGTATTCCCCAACTCCTCATATGCGTTGAGTCTTGAGCAATATACACATCTCTTTTTCCTGTTTCTTCATTATCTCTCACAAGTTTAATCTTTGTGTAAGTATCACTATCTATTGATGAATTATAGTCAAAATCTTCTATTACATCATTGTTCATAACAGTATCTAATTTCATTGATGCAACATTCTTTAATGTTATTCTTCCAAAATCATCATATAACACATACATTTCTTTTTTCTCTCTTAGAGTATCATCTAGTGCTGTTAGTATCATGTCAAAGAGTGTTTTATTTTCTTCTATCCTAGATATTTTATACTTAGTATCTTCTATGACATTGTATTTTAAATTAAAATCTTTAGCCAACATTTTTACAAGTTCACTTGCAGTTTTATTACTATATACATAAGTATCTTTATTCTTAAAATATCTTAGCTGGTCGTAA